CTCTGTTGGCCTGTGATCTTTACGATCTGATCTGGCGTATGGCCAGCAATAACTACAACGATAGTTGCAAAAGCGGCCAAGAAGCCAACTAACAGTAAACAAATCTCTGTATAAAAGCGTCCTCTGTCCGACTTGTACAATGTCGTCAAAAGGAATTTTAGAAAAGTCATAGTTACTCCATTTTAAATTTTCAGACATAGTTTATTATAACTTCGTTCGGTTCCTTTGTCAAATTATTAATTTTCTAGGAATAATTTTTTCATAGTGTTCACTATAAAATTTTCCGTCTGTATGTTTCTTACGATCTTGATACAAAGGATATCCAACTCCTAACATTACTTCAAGATCATATTTGTTTATTTTGTATGGTGATAGTATGTCTGGAAGGGCATCATGATCTATACAACGACAAAATCCAGTTTTCATTCCTATACTGTGTGCGGCTATACCAATAGCACTAGCTGATACTCCTATTTCTAAATTAGTCGTTACTCGATAATATTGATCATCTGCTGGGCGACCTTTTTCTCTTTCTTCTCTCATTTTTGATTTTCTCTGTTTTCTTTTAATAAAAAATAAAAATAACAAATTAGCATCTGTTTGTGGATTTTGTGTCCGACCTTCTTTTAACATTTTTTTTAATGAGGGTGACATATCTTGGGATTCTTCGGGAGAATTAGTAGCCGCTTTTACAAATTTTTTTATGCTGTCTCTATTTCTTATACACACAATTTCAAATGTATCAAGATTTTGTTTTGTTGGTGTAGCATACCCTATTTCTAAAAGCCATTTTGCAGTATCGTCTGGCACTGCTTTTTCTAGATTAAAATTTCTTTGACATTTTTGAAATTCATTTACTAAGTCTAACATATCATCCATTTTTCAATTCCTCTAATGTTCCTTCGAATTGGATAAGCAAACCCATTTTCCAAGGACCTATAAGTTTTCCTGTACTATGAATATTATTACTATTAAAAACAATCATGTTCCCTGGCGTAAAATCATACGCTGTGCCTGTAAGTCCGTAGAATAATTCAGGTGTGTGATTAGCAAAATCTAAATACTCACTATAAAAGTTTGTGTCTATAGGTTGGTCAATGCAGTCATATACTTTATCATCTTCCCAAGGTGTAAGTGGAACTTTTTTGTTAAAATCAAAATTGCCATTCTTTTTGATATCTTTTCTTTTTCCATACCATGTCTGTCCAAACCCATTATCAGTGTACTGATCAAAAATTATTAATTTTTGTTTAGGATTGTCTACTTCCAAATGTATTGGAATATTAACGTTCATTAATTGCCACGGTTCGTCACTGTCTACATGTAAACTATACAAGTTTTTATGTTTGTATATGTTTCCTCCTTGACCTTTATTAGTTTTAAAATACTTGCTAAGTATAGGATTTAAAACTTCATGTAGGTGCTTCCATGGATTATTAATTTTGACTACGTCAGGATTATTTGTTTTATGAACCTGTAAATCAGGGTTATTATCAAAAAACTCTTTTATATATTTGCATACATCTAATGGTATACTATTTTCAAAACAAGTGTGTCGCATTCTAAAACCTATATGTTACTACATCATCTAAATTTGCTCTTTTATGATTATGTTCCCAAAATACATCTTTCATCGTGTTTGTATTAGGATCTAAATATTTTTCTTCGTTACTAGGATATCCTACGCCCATCATTAAATCTACAGGGTATTCTAAGTTTAATTTTTTGCCTAATTCTTCCTTACGTTCTATACACTGGCAAAACCCAGTAGCAAATCCTTCTGCTTCTAAAGCAAACATAAGAGTCATTGCTACAATTCCCATTTCCATATAAATTACTCTGTTATCTTTGTATCCGTGAAAATCATATGCTGTAGGTGACCTATCCAACTTTTTTATTGCTTTGTTAGCATTTCTCATACTAAAAATTAAAAGGATAGGAGCTAGTGTTTGGGGATTGAAAGGATCGTCATTTACTGTAGTATGTGTGTCTCTTTTTGTGTGTAAAAAAATTTCTTTTCTTAATTCTTTATCACTATAATCTAACACTGTAATATTGTAAGGCATTCTTTTTTGTTTGCTAGGAACTTTCAATAATGCATTATTAACAATATTTTTTATTTTATCTTTGTCTACCTTTCGAGTAGTCCAAGTAAAATTTGTTTTTCTACCTTCAAGCACTGTTTTAAAATCCATAATTATTCTCCAAATATTCCACTAGTTCGGGATTAAAATCTTTTATATCTGTGTTATAAAATTTATCTAATTTTTTAGTTGTAGACAAAAACATTTCCCATTGTTCATTATCATATTTACCCTGTTTTATAAACGTGTTAATTAATCTTGTTGCTTTACTATTATCCTTATTTTTTTCTAGTACCCAATCTTTATAAGATTGCGGAGCACATTGCAAGGATAGATATTTAGGAAACATTACAAAATCTACAGACGTTTCATATCCTTTTTTATTAATTAAAAAATTTAGTGTTTTACTTAAATGGTTTGCAGTATATAAACTAATTGTACTATGAATTGCAATATTATTTTCACAATTTAACAAACTTTTATATATTTTTGCATTCTTAAAAACTTGCGTATGATCAGCACCAACTCTTTGATAATCATTGCTTTTGTCATATGTATCTAAACTAACATTTATTTCTAACATTTTATATTTGTTTAGTTTTTCTACTATACTTTCATTTGGAATGCTTGTGCCATTTGTAGCAATTTCTAAATGTATTTCATTTGGATTAGATCGTTGTTCAATATAGTCTAAAAATTTTAAAAAATTAGGTGATATAAAAGGTTCTCCCCCTAATAACTTGATGTAAACTAATCCTGAAAGATCAAGATTATCAAATTTATCAAAAGTTGGTTCTAACTTTTTATGTACTGTATCATTTAAAAATTTATCTCTCGCTTGTAATTTACTGCTAAATTTGCTATCACACATACGGCATTGCAGATTACAAATATTGTCTATACTCATTTCAATATATCTAATCTGATCAAAACTATCTGTATAACTGTCTTTTAAAAATTTGGAAAAATCTTCATTAGATCTAATTCTTAATGATCTTCTATTCTTAAAAAATTTTTTATTTTTTTCTTGTAGATAACACTTTCTGCATTCTGGACGCTGTTTGCCTGCTAACATGTCTTGTCTTAAATTTTTTAGATAAGGAGTGTTCATAGCTTCAATCCCTTGAGCTTTAATTTTATCTAAATTGACATCTATCACGTCTTCCGTAATTTGGTATCTACAGCATGGTTTTATCTTTTCATCCGGACGTACACAGAGATGAGTCCATGGTAAAATACAAAAAGCATTATTATCTAAAAAATTTTTCATCTATCTACATCAATACTAGCAAAACCTATTATACTTCGTTTATATTCTGTGCTTACATCAGGCAACATTTTTTCTTTAAGGTACCAACTACTGCTGTGCCATCTGCGTGTATCAAAAACCATTGCAGTGCCTACTTCCCATTTATATGCACTATGAAAAACTAAATCTGCATATTCTTTGTAATATTCTGTTCCTGGAGGATTGTATTTTAAAACTTCTTGATCAAAAATATAGTCATCTCTATAATGAAATATCTCATCATTATCTTGATACCGCATTTCACCTTTCCTAAATTTTAATTTTCTTGGTATATTGCTTATAGTTTCATAATTAACTGTATAAGGTTGTTTACATGTCCATTCCAAAGGTATAATTATACCTAATACTACATAACAGTCATGTGTAATAAAATCTTTGTTAGGTTTCCAACTGTTTGGAAAACTTAAATAATCCGTATGTAAGCCTGCAGGTTCGCCGCTGTGAAAATACTCCCAAGTCCAATCGTAATCTAATTTAAACTGATTGTTCCAATAATTAACAAGATCTTCTTTAGTTTTTTTACCAACGCTATTAAATTTATTAAAGTCATTACGTCCACTTTTTTTTGCATCTTTACTTTCATATACACTATTTGCTTCCTGCAAATATTTTAAAGGATCAAAACTTAATTTTACAGACCCGTATTTTGGTCTATGACTTTCGTATTCTTGTAAATTTTTAAAACCATCTTTCATTATATTATTTCCTTGTAAACATCATTCACTTCATAGATACTGCCTGGTCGATTTTTTTCTAATTTAGAAGTCCAATGCATCAATTTTGTTTTAAGAGCAGGATTATATCTTGCTGACTTAATCATTCTAATTAAATTATTCACCCATGGCACACTTTTATAATTTGTTAAGTATTTTAACTTTTCATTAAGTATATTTGTTGGAATAGCATCTAGGGTTTGATGTGGTATTCCTTCTACCGGCCATACAGTTACGGTGTTTTTTTCTAAAAACCAAGGTGCCCAATCTTCTAGATTAGGTATGTTATATACAGTGGCAACAATACTGTATTCTACTTTATCTTTACCTAATACTTCTTCATACACTGCACAGTTTTTTTCTATAGTTGCCCAACTAGCACCATGTCTTATATATTCCATTGTTGGTCCTATTCCATCTAAACTTATTTCTACCCGGAGGTTTTCCCACTTGGATAATTTATCCATCCAGGTTTTGTTTGTATTGGTAGCATTAGTTGTAAATGATAAATCTAGTGTGTTGTTTAATCCTAAATCGCAACAATAATCTAAAAAATCATAAAGGTCTTGCTGTATACTAGGTTCTCCTCCTACAACCATTACTTTTTTTAATTTAGACATATCTAAATTTTTATAATCTTTTACTGGCACACTAATCTCTAATTCTATACCTTGTTCCTTGGCAATCATACTACTGTTTTTATAACCGCATGTACGACATTTTAAATTGCATAAATTACTAGGTCTATAATCCAAGTAAAGGATATTACTTAAACCTGGTTGCAAGATATCTTTATCTTTCCAACTATCTATTAAATCTTGTACGTGCTCGTCTTGATGCAACAGTATACGTCTACTTAGATTTCCTACTCTTTCGTTTTTTCTACATACTTGACAAGATTTTCTATATCCTTTGTGTTTTAACATTTTCTTTTTTATTTTTTGTAAATGTTCGCTATTAATATAATCCTTTATAGAACCTTTATGTATATCTCCGTTCCATTCACAACAGGGTGTGTTTCCTCCCATAACATTTCCGTGTTGCAGGTTTACCCAAGGAGCCCAACAATATGGCTTATGCACGTTCTTCTCTTTCAACTTTGTTTAATCCTTTATCAGTACCACGTTCATCAAATACGCCTTCGATTAAAAACCTCAAAGGTGTACGCACACCAAATTGATGTTTACCTTTACCGTCTTTTAACCAACCTACATGTATACTGTCACTTTCTTCTAAATTAAAATCAGCACAAACTTTTTTATACAAATCTCCATAATTGCTCCACCAATAATCTGTTCCAAAATGTTTCATTGCTTCTACACCTAACCACATGTCACTTACATTAGCATAGGCAAAATCATTCATAATAGCAACAGGCCCATTGATACGTTCTCTAGTGTAGCGTATGCCTATACGCTGACTGCCCATTCCTAATGCTTTACTTAAACTTACACTTACACTTTGTATAGCAGGATGTTCTATATCAAACTCAAAATTACGACACTGGCCAAACCAAGCACCGTCTATATGAACAGGAATTTGATGAGTGTAACAATGTCCTAACAGCTTGTCAAAATCATTGTGATAATTTGTAGTGATACAGCTAGGATAACTTACTATGAAAACATCACCTTGTTTAAGGTCACTATAGTGTGTTATTTCGTTTACTTTGAAGTCTGTTAAACGCCTATGATACTTGTATTCTCCCTTATAAACAGCTATATTACGCCCGTGTAGTTGGTGTAACTCATCTAACTGATGCGTTGTGCCCAGTATTGCATCTCGGCGTGTAAAAGCATCTAAACCTGTGTAACTTATATGTCTATGTGCTTTTATCCATTCATCTATAGTGTTTAAAAAAGTTTCTGTATATGCATGTGGATCTCTTGGATATGTTTTCATATCCAAATTTTCTCTAAAGTTTGTAAACTTACTAAGGTACATTGGGCGTTGTCTACGAGTACCTAGCATATCAAATGTTATGTCTTCATACTTCATATTGATCTAACCACCGCCATAATTTTTTCCAATCAGTACCTCTACGTTTGTCTATATTGTCTAAAGTAGTTTTTAATGATTTAACCTTTTTTGGTTCATAAGGTTGTGCATTTACTTTTTTCCAAAAACCTTGAAGAAATCTTATTGTTCTAGGATCTGAATGGTTCTTGATAGAACGTTTGAACTGTTTGTCAAAAAATCCTTTAGGAAAAACTCCTACGTCCATGCCCGGACGACCACTAGCAAAACTCAAACTATGTTTTACTCGTCTAATTTTATTCCATTCCGCAACTTTTTTACACAAGTCTGGTAGTGTTTGCATTGTTAAACTAATAATTGTTCCGTGAATAAGTATGCTGATAGAATCGTATTCATTTAGTATTGTTAAAAAATTTTGTTCCCATTTTTTCATGTCTAATCCTGTTCTTATATATTCTTGCTGAGGACCCCAACAATCAAGACTACATACAATTTCAAAATTTTTAATTTTTCCTGTCTTCTGTAAATTCACTACTTTATCTAAAAGTTTCCGCATTCTTTTGTTTTCAACTTTTAAATTACTAAAAATTATAAAATTTGTATCAGGACAAGGATTATTCTCAAAAAAATCTATATTTTGTTCAAATTCAGGTTGAAAAAAGGGCTCACCGCCTAATATTCTGTATTGAACAATATGCTTTGCATTTTTTTCCATCCATTTCCAATGTTGCTTTAACATTTCAGGATACTGTTTTCTGCCTTCTTCCATCTCTTTAAATTCAAGCGGGTGTCTCAAATTAAATTTCTTTTCTTCTACTTCCCACACTGTACTATATTCGCCACTGCAATATATACAATTTAAATTGCATAAATTGTTAAAATAAACTTCTACCAATCTAGGTGTCAATTTTATTGCATTAGATTTTTCTTCAAGTTCTTTAGGAGCTAACCAATCTGGTTGGTTACTTGCATTTAAGTCCATTCTATCACTATGGCCGCCTGCAAGTTCTATGTCTCTGCAATACTCACATCCGTCTCCCGGCCATTGACCTTTCTGCATAGTTTGTCTGTGTAATAACTTAGTAGGTGTGTTGTGAAAGTTTTCATAATTTTTTGGTGTTAATTTATCTGATTTTACTCTATGACAACTATTTGTACTTCCTTCCATGAGTCTGATGGTGCTCCAAGTCCACTTGTACATACAAACAGGATCTTGTAAATTGTACTTGCTTAAAAATTTTGAATTGTATTTGTTATTTTTCATTATGTCAACCTATCAAATCCATACCATCTTTCTAAACAGAAAAAACAGTATCCACAGTGTATTGGTTCACCTTTTTTTCTAAAGTATGGTGCAGTTTCACAACTAAAAGTATGCGGATATAATTTTTCCATCATATTATACTTGTCATACAATTCTTTTACTGCTTTTTTATCTCCACCTGCAAAAAGAAATCCGCTGTCATCAAAATGAGGATGTGTAATATGAACATCTCTTTCTTTATCTCTGTTATCAATTGTATACATTAACCTTGATAACGGGAATCCTAATCTTTCATGATTGTCAGTTACAAATTCTATTAACTTGTCTACTGGTGGATTCATTGTGATTCCACTGTACATACGGAAAATTTTATCATTTCTATTTGCTAACTTTTGCAAATTTTCTTGACCGTTAACATAATTTTCCATTGAGTGTGGAACTAATTTAGTGTAATGTTTATAAGGGCGTTTGCCAGTTAAGTTTGCTACAATTTCAATTATTCTTTTTGCAGACTTGATATAATTATTTTTTAAATCAGTATCAAGTGTAATACAAATAATATTGACATCATCTCTATCCTTAAACTTATCACATACTGCATAATAAACAATAGAACTATCAGCACCGCCACTAAGTTTTACAAGTAAATTATGTTTGCCTGGGGGTAAATCTTCTATTACACTCATGCTGTACTCCATTTTTCTACTATTGCATCTAGTTTACAAGGGCAAGCCTCGTAGTTACATAAAATAGGATCTTCTGGTAATGTATATCCTGTAAATAGATTGCCAATACTACCGCCAACGTTTTTCGTACAACGTTTCATGTTACCGTCAGGTTCTATCATTAATCTTTTAATTCCTGCTGTACACATATAGCCTTTAAATTTATGTAATCCTTGATCTAAAACTGTCATAAACTCTTTGTACTGTCCATCAAAATGTAACATTCTAGGTATTTCCCAATTTATTCCAAAATCCTTCATTTTGTTAAAATAGTTAGTTTTTATCCATTCGCGTTGTTCTTTAGTGTATTTAAAATATTCAGTACCGTGGATAGACTTTCTTACAAACTTTGGAGTTATTTCTATATTAAGTTTTTTTAATCTTTCATATAATGCTTTAGCACGTTCAAAATTTTCTGGTACAATCATTAATGGCACACTTACACTTGCTTTGTGTTGCATGATTTCGGCTACTTGATAAAAATGATCATCATCAGCTTCTTCATAATGCCAACTTAAAAACACAAAAGCTCTGCGTGTTTTAAATTTTTCCCAATATCTTAATGTGCGACTGGCATTGGTGCCAAATTCAACAAACACTCTGTCATCACTTATTGTATCTACAAACTCTTGAAATTTAGGCCAAACTGTAGGTTCACCGCCCAGGACTTCTATGTATAAATTTTTATTCTTTGTTTTTAATTTTTCTATTAAATCCAAATAAGGTTTCCAGTCTTTAGGCCAACGGCTAGTTCCGTCTCTATGATAGTCACTACAATAACTGCAATTAAAATTACAGACATTATGCATAAACATAGTAATTATACAACAATCTAAATTTTCGTTAGTTATGTGCATTTATTCTTACCTTCATAGATCTTGCTAATACTTCGTGTGCTATCGGTCCTGGATGTCTGTCATCTGTTGCTTTAGGAAGATCATCTGTTAAAGTTTGAAAACACAAATCGATTACATGTACTCTATTCCATTTGGGAGGATTTTGCACATACTCTCTGTTAATAGTAAAATGATAATTTTTTACACCTAAACTATCTAGTTGATATTTTGCATAATTCATACATGTCCACATCTGATGCTGTCCATCATAATCACTGTGTGCTCTTTTTATATGATACCATTTATCTTTTGGCAGGGGCATATATGTTTTTGTTGCTGGCAACCCTTGCATTATAGAAATTTCGTCATCTAAAATAATACAATCTCTATTAGTATAAGTCCACAATATTACAGCAATGTCATCATGCAAAAAATCACAGCGTTGTATTGAATATAAAATTTCTTTATTAGACGCACCTGCAATACCCATATTAATAGTTCTTCTTTTTAACAACTTTGCTAGTTTTTTTGGCCAGGCAATGTCACTAGGGTTACTCTCAGGATAAGGACAATCTTCTAATGTATGTCCATGTGTATAACTGCATCCGAAAGCTACTAATCTAGGCTTTTTCATCAAACAAATCCTTGTATTGCGGTACAATGTCTAATATATTTTGACCACGTACTTCATCAAGTCTTTTTGTTTGATCAATAAAATGAGGCAACCACTCTGTAGAATAATCTTCGCTCATCATAAATTTTTCAACACCATTTAAAACTTTGACAAAGTTATTTTTTACCTTATCTTCAAACTCTGTTGTCATTACCCAATCTTTGTGTTCTTGATAATACTGTTTTACTTGCTCTTTTAAATAAGGCGGCAAAACTTTAACATTAAAATACTTTGGACTATGACACATATGATGCGTAATCACTGGTCTCATCCCAGTCAGCGGATTAAATTTTGTTAAACCACTTTCTACAAGTTTCCATTTCATAAATTCAGGCATATGAAAAACATTGTAAGGTGTTACTGTAAATGCAAACCAGGCTTTCAAATTTATACGATCATTTGTTTGTAATGTCATCATATTTTTGTACACAGCATCAAACTTTGCAGGAGTTCTTTGATAATTAAAAACATCTCCTGTACCATCTATGCTTACACCGATACGTATTTGTTTAAACTGTTCCCAAAGATATACCAACCTATCCGGAACCATTGTAAGATTACTATTGTATTCTAATTGGATAGTTTTGCTTTTGCCACTAGCTACAAGTCTTTCTAAACTTTCTTGGTGTTCTTTTATAATTAACGGCTCTCCACCTACTATGTATAGTTTTTTTGCGTTAGGTGCGTACTGCTCAAAATTACTCCAATACCTGTTATTGCTTTGAAACCAATCATATTGATTTGTATGCCATTTACCTTTTGCATTTTTTGTAAGTTTAATTTTTTCATGTGTATCTTTATATTCTGTTTTTCCGGTTATCTTAACAAAATCGTCATACCATTTATGACTATCAGTTGGTCCGCACATTCTACATTTTAGATTACAAAAGTTTCCGTATCTTATATCTATAAAATCTACAGGAACTTTTTTTGGATCTATTGTACCGTCTTCGGCTGTGTGTTCTTTAACGCTTTCAAGATTTACATTGCCAAACCATTTTCCCCAATCTTCATTTTCATATTCTCTACGACTTTTGATTCCATTTATTTCTTCTTGGCGGCAACGTTCGCACTCAGGATGCCATTCTCCTTTCATCATAGATTGGCGTACTTCTTTTAACATTTCAGCATTTCGAGCCTCGTCCCAATCGTCTTTACCTGCGTTATAAGGAGTACCATCTTTTTTCTTCATGATACCACGTTGAGGACTGTAACTATTAGTATTACAACAGATACGCAAATCTCCATTATTACGCATGTTGATACTGTTCCAAGGAAGAGGACAAAAAGTACAAGCCATTATATTTCCTTAAAAATATCTTTCATTTCTGGAAAAGTGTCGGCAAAAGTTATGCCACGCTGTTTATCACACAATGATAAAAATTCTTGCATCTCAGGTAACCTAACACTCCAATCTTCGCTGTCCATAAAATTTAATATTCCTTCTAATCGTTTAATTCCGTATTCAGCACTACGCCACTTGTCATAATCTACTTTTCCCTTGTGCCATGTTGGAACTCCTAGTTCCCAATTCTTTTCCCACCAAGGATACCATTCTTCATATTTTTTATGACATTCTTTTTTAAACCATTTAGGTAAAACTTTTACATTTAGATGTCCTGGCCAATATACAAAATGCTGACTGATGCCACCTGCTCCAAACGGCCACATATTTACTTTCTTAAATCCTTGTTCAAGTTTCCATTGTATAAGATCAGGCAAATAATATATGTTTAGAGCCTGTACAGCAGACGCTATGGTAACTTCTACATTATTTGTAGTTTCATTATCTAATCTATGAAACGTGTTGACTTGATTTGTCCAATCACTAGGATAACGTATATAATCATTCATTTTCTTAATACTATCAATTGAATAATGAAAACGCACTAATTTAAAATGGCTCCAAAGTTCAAATAAATCTTCACGCCATTCTACGCCATTAGAATTATATCTCAATTCTAAGTCTTTAGCATAACCCTTCTTAATAGCATGTTCCAGTATTTCATAATGTTCTTCAATAATTAAACTTTCGCCTCCTGCAAAATATATCTGTTGCATACTAGGCATTTGTTCATAAAACTGTTTCCAAAACGTAGGATTTTGTTTATGCCAATTATAACTACTTCCGTTTGTTGATCCTTTATCTTTCCATTGCATTATTTCTTTTAATGATTCATTTTTTACAGCAGGAAATATTGCTTTGTAATCTTTTATCCAACCTGAACTATCATGAGGTGAACACATAACACATGCTAATTGGCATTTTGTGCCGAAACGTAGATCAATATATGCTAGATTAGGGGGTACTGATCCATCTTCATTTGTCTCTTGTAGAATTTTATCCATATCTACTCGTTGGCTCCAGTAGTTTGTTTCCCACATGCGTTTACTTCTATGTCCTGCGGCTTCTTCTTTGTAACACTTCAAACAACTAGGCGGCTGTTCGCCATTAAGCATTTGCAACCTAACATTTTTCATGTAGTCGCTATTCCATGCAGATTCAAAATCACTTACGTTGAGATTGTTTGGCTTACCATCATCTGTCTTAAGTATACCAACTTGACCGCCATGTTCTTTGTCATTTGTAGGTCCGACACTACTTGCATTGGCTGTACAGCATACTCGCATACTACCGTCAGGTCTAGTGCTTAGATGTACCCACGGTAGGATACAAAAAGTTTTTGATGGTGTTTTGTAATCAGGCATAATATACGTACTTATCTAATTTTTAATGAGAAAGCTCTGCTCCTGAAAGAAACATAACTTGCTCTGGACATAAACTTGTTTTATAATCAGTATTATGTAATTTATCTACAATATCAGTAGTGCGTTTTAAGGATTTTTGTTTTTCTATGTCTTCTACTTCAAGACATTTTTTAACATATGTATAAACATTTTTTAATCCATGTTTTTCAGCGTCTTGCAATAATTTTAACTTCATACTTTTTGGAGCGAATTTTACATCTAACTCTGAATCAAGAGGTCTAATCTGCACATCAACATATGGTCCTATGTCTTTGGATTTGCACCAAATAACATAATTTTCTAAATCTAACATATTGTAAAATTGTAGACAAAAACTTATGTTTAATGGTTTAAATTCTTCATATGAATTTAATAAATCTATATTTTTATCAAAAGTTTTCCAATCTGCTTGATGTCTAATGTAGTTGTATATTTTTCCTACACCATCTATACTTACTGTAATTTTAGTTTTTTTAAATTTTTTAATTTTATCTAATAATTTTTTATTAATTTTCGTAGCATTTGTAGTAAATTTTATTTCTAAATTTTTTGCATAATCATTATCTATACACCAATCAATAACCTCAAGAAAGTATTTACAAGCAAATGGTTCTCCTCCTGTTACTTTCAATATTTCTAAACCTTCTGAAATTAATTTTTTAGTGTGTTGCACTTTTTTTTCTGCTTGTGAATTTGACTTAAAATGAGGATTGGATCTTTGAATATGGTGAGGCATATCATAAGTTTCAACACTAGAATATAATTTTTCTAATTGCGAACTAGATGAAGGTATACACATTCTACAAGCTAAATTACAAGTGTTAGTAAATTTTATGTCTAAATATTTTATCTTAACTTGTTTATAATCACAATTACGAAATTCTTTTAGTGCCTGTTGCCTATGACTGACTATATTGTTAGACTCATGATCTTTACATATTTTACATATTAAAGGAAATTTACCTTGTATAAACTCTTGTCTACTTTTTTTGTGTACAGGACTATTTAGACCCTGTTCAATAGTAATTGTTCTCCATTGAGGATCATTGTTATATGTAACACAGCAAGGATGTACATATGACGTTGTTCCTATACACTGATGCATCCAAAGATATGGACATTTTAATCTCATTTAAATTGCTCCGTAAAAGGGTCAAACTCGGCTCCGCATTTCATGGCGCATACTTTTAGTTTTCCTAAACTACAACTTTCATATTTCCAGCTTCGTTGAATAGTATTAAAGATGCCTGTGTCGAATACTTCTTTTAAACCGTTCCTTGCATCTATAGCATCTTTGCCGCCTGCAATATCTATATGTGTCCAAATTTGTTCTACATAAGGATCTTTATGCCACCATTTATACATACGTCCAGCAGTCCAACAGCAAGGCATTGCCAAACCTTCTGCTGTAATGTATATTTCTTTTTTATCCACACACTTAGGTTTAATTGGTGCAACATCATAATATGCATCCATGGATCCATATTTTTCAATAATTACATCTTGTTTTTTAAGTGCTTTGTTTTGATATTTAGGATCAGGTTTTTTAAGTTCTGTAGAAGCTTTTCCTTTTTTATTTACTGCTTGGTGCGTTTCTTTCTTTTTGGAATCTTGCGTAATAAATCTACCTGTTTTTTTTGCAACAAACTTTTCGAATCCCCATTCTTTACTTAATGCTTCTGCTTCTTCAACTTGATGTTGATTATGTTCAAAAATTAAAAAATCCCATCTAGCTCTGCCTCCACCTTTTACAAATGCTTTCATCGCACGTTCAACGTTGTCCCAAACAACGCCTTGGCGGTATAAGTGATTTGTAGATCGTAAGCCATCAACGCTAAAGATAACAGCACCACTACCAGCAAAAATTTTTGCCAATCCCATCCACCAGTTTTCATCTCTTGCTCCGCCGTTAGTATTCATACTTAGCCACATTTTAGGGTTATGTTTTCTAAAATAACGGAATATTTCAAGTGTATCTTTCGCAACAATAGGATCACCTAAGTTGCCACACATATACATTGTTTTTAACTGAGATATAAATGCAGGACTAAAAATTCTTTTACAGTCTTCTAATGACAGTTCATCTAAATTTATATGTGGATTAATACCCTCACCGTTCATGTTCCTATCACACATTGGACAGGCGGCCTGGCAGTTTTGTGTTACTTCTAAATGAACAGTTTGTATATCTTCATATCTATACATCTAATACTAACTTTACAGTTTTCCCAGGCCCTACTTTACTTGGTAAATCGCCATACTGCTCAATATACCATTCAACCACAGCTCTATACCAGTTATGACTGTTGTGATGGGCTTTTTGATTAAACTGCCATATGTTATTGTTTGTAGCCTGCATAGTGCTTAATGCCCTAGCACTTTCCTTTTGCAGTTCTCGTAAATTAAGTGATTCTATTGTCATTTTTTACCAATTAACATAAACCTTTTATATCCCCAAAGGTCCTTCTCTCCTTCGTAAAATATTTCTTTAAATTTAAATTTTTTCTTCATAGAATCTATACTTGTTACACAGTTTATATGTTCTGGTATATCAAATAAGTTATTACTTTGTATAGCAATAACACTATTTGTTTTAATTTTATAAAACCATTCTTCACTCATATGTTCTGTACTAGTATTTACAATTAAATCGGCACTGATATTTTTATTAAAAGTTTCACCATTACCCTTTACAAGAGGTACTACACAATGGCTTTCATACTGTGTAATATCTAAAATGTCTTGTGTACATGATTTCATTTTCCAGTTTTCTATTAGATTGTTGTTAAATATTTCGTCACTAATTTTACCTGCATTTTCATCAAAGTCTATAGTAGTAATGTTATCATAAGAAATACCAAGTGCATCTAAATAAAGTCTAAGTTGTCCGTACCAACCAGCTAATAAAATAATATTACTATAATGACTGTTTATTTTTTTTAGCTCTTCAGATATCCAAATTTTACTTTCAACTTGTCCTCTGCTGAATCCGTCTTGCAGTGCTATAGGATCATACCCGTATCTAAAATATTTGTGAAATATATCAAATACTTGATCAGGAGCAAATTTACGTATGGTTCCTATAAATTCAATCATGCCTTTTTGATTCGTAGTATTAATAACAGGATTATCAGCATACAAAGATTTTTCTAAAAAGGCCATAAAGGTTTTTGCCTGATTATTGCCAGTATATTCAAAGTATCTATGTAAACCTCTAATCCAGTTGAGAGTTGATTCCATTAAATTGTTCCTTTAGCCATTCAAAGTCGTTTATTAACCTAAGATCAGCCCCGCTAGAAAGGCCAAACTCCATACCAGCGGTAGCGCCTGCCAAAGCGTATTTGCCATGCTGTCTATCATGTCCCACGGTTGTCCAAGTTTTAAGTCTTGCATTTGTTTCATCCTCCTTTTGTCTATCAATTACTTTACTGCTTAATTTTGCACATTCTCTAAATGCACTTTTCCATGTATTGAAAGGATCAGTGTTAAATGCAGTAATGTTACTAATCCTTTCCATTTTCTTAAACTTGCTACTAATACTTGTAGTCATATCTACACGACTTACATCTAAACGTCTTGTCAATTCTGTAGGCAGTAACTTCACTCCTCCGTAACCGTATTCTAGATCGTTTATAGGATTTATACTACGCCAAACATGTACAGCATCTTTTTCCGATAAAGGCACTTCATAATCAAATCTAAAACTATCAAGGACTTCTGCATCACCATCTATTATCCACATCATATCTGTTTCACATATTTCAGCGGCCGCTTTATGTGCATTGGGAATACCTTTCACACCATGAATACGTTTTAAGTTAGGATATTTGTCTTTTAATCTAGCGTAATTTTCATTTGCATTTGGTTCATTATATGTAATCATAAACATATCATAATTTTTTTCTTTTATTTTTGCATTTAAAATAAATGGATGTCTAATACGTGGCGGATTTTGATAGACTCTTTTGAAAAACTTACTTTGTTCTTCGTCAAATGGTGTTTTTGCAATAGGCATTTCTAAATGTTTTATAATTTCATTTCCATAAAACCAAATTAGTTCATCTCGTTCTTTATCACTTGAAATTGCTTTTATTTGTTTTTCATACAGCCTGTTTAAATATTCAAAATCTCGCACATTTACATAATCCCAATCTGAAAGCATTGTCATATATGCACCTTGCCTTGCTCCAAGCACAGCCCAAAGTCCGTTTTTTACGTCTGCTCCTATCATAGTCCATACATATTGTCTATGTCTATTTTTCCAATGTACACCTTTAAAATCTTCTAAAGACGGTCTTTCTCCTTCAACCAAACACATTTTTACACCTTCTCTAAATCCTGCTCTCCAGGCTTGATGTGGAGTAAAATTATTTTCTACAGTACTCATACATTCACTCATCTGAATATATTCTAAGTCCCAACAAAAATCTACCTGTGCTTGTGGATTATTAGGATCTGCATTTTCATGTGTTTTCATTTCTAAGACAGTCTGTCTATCCCAACACTTAATACCACCATTACCATACATTAATCCATTAATTACATTGTACCCTGTCCAACTTACTACATTTCTTTTAATGTTAACTCCTGGAACAAAGTTAACAGTTTGATTAATAAATTCTGGTTGAACAATATTATCACCGTCGACAGTAATAAACCTTTCAGTTTCACATATTTCTGCACAGGCTTTATGTGAGGCATCACTGCCTTCAACTCCGTGGATACGTTTTGCCCAAGGAACTTTTGTTAATATATCTGCATAATTTTTTTCAGCGTTAGGTTCGTCATAACTTAGATAAACTACATCGCAATCTGCAACATTTAATTTCATTTCATTACCACATGTATAAATTCTAAATCTGAACTAGACATGAATATGTCTACTTGCTCAGAAGTTTTAATATTTAAACCAGGAACACTGTTATCAATAAACTTTTCGACTGATATTTGACATGTTTCTAACAGTTTCCTTGCATCATTTTTTTCTGTTAGGTATAAAATTCTATCTCTAGCAAAAAGATTTGGATTTGTGATTAAATATTTCATATAATCATCTGTAAATTTTCCATATGCATACCATCTTTCTTTATCTTGTACAATTTGAAATATGTTCATAGAATCTTGTAACTTAAAAAACTTTTTTAAAGGTATTACATTTTCATTTGCAACTTCTTCGACAAATTCCTTGCCCTTTTTTATAATTTGATATTTTTTATTTTCATTTATAACAATATAATTGTTTATATCTTCTTCTACATTAACAAATTTAGAATATAATTCTCTTGATATTTCAACATAAGTGCTAGTTGGGTCAGGATTGTTAGAAATACCTGTAACTTTTCCTGTTTTCATATCAAACATTGCACAAAAAATCATGTTTCTAATGCCTCTACGATTTTATCGTCTAAAAATTCATCTTCAGTATAATGAAAAACATTATGTTGCAAATAATTTCCTATAAAAAGTTGTTTGTTTTTATTAATTTGCCAATTCAAAACATTTGTCCATTTTAACGGAACATTTGCCCAACCTTGAATATGCGGTTTCATGTGTACAAAAGTAATAAAATTATTTTTATCAGTAATTTCTTTTTCTATGCCTAATATTTTACAACATATTGAACAACTTACATCCATACTATACCATTTCTGTTTGTATACCGGTGCATATTCGCTGTAAAATTTTTTCCAATTATGTGTAACCACTTTTAATAAATCAAAAAATGTTTTTGAAAATTTATTTTTTTTAAAATAAAAAATACCACAGTAAATATTTGGTAAATTATTTGCCTGAAATGTTTTTCTGTAGTAATTATTTTTTATCTTTTCGTGTCTATAAGTAGTTACATTAGATACAAAAAATAAATTGTAATTTTTAAGATATTTCCACCAATGAGAAATGTCTCCAGTCATAATCATATCTACATCCATAACAATAGTTTGATTATATGGAGTTAAATCATAAAGTTTGTATCTATTTTCTAATTTCCAATCACTATCCTTCGCTTCATCATGTTCAATTGGTATTATTTTATCAAACAAAACTTGATACTTCTTTGGTATTTTATCATTTGTAATAATAGATACCGATTGGTTCTTTGAATATTTGTGTATGCTTACTGCTAATAGACATGCTTGTTTTACATAATCTGTCGTATCGTTATTTTGGGCTATTAAACAGAATCCTTTGCTCATTGCATTACCTTGTCAATGTGTTGATTTAGATCAAATTTATTCATCATATGGATATTTTGATTGTTAATACCACATGCTGTTTGATTTTCAAGAAAGAATTGAAAAGAATTTCCGTTGCCTTTATACAACTTATCTCTATCAGTGGTATAATAATGTGTACCTGGTAAATCTACTTGTGGATTAGACATTATATGCAATGCTATAGAAAAGGCAAAATCATTTCTGTAGTTGTTGCCTACAACTTGGTACTGTAATCTATAAAAATTCCAATTTTCTTGTATATGTTTAATTAGGTCAAACAGTATTTTACTGCTTTTATTTGCTTTGGAAAAATAAAACACTGTAGCCCAAAGCATTGGGATTGAATAATCACTCACTCGTAATAGAGTTTTATCATCTCTTTCGCTACATAGGTCAATAAAATTTTTTGTAATTTTAATTTTATTATCATTAAAACAATTTAGTAGACTGTCATTAGATACAATATAGTCAGTATCCATAACTAAAGTTTTTTCATAAGGTGTAAGATCATAAGCATTTGGTCTGCTATGATTGTTCCAAGTTAATTTTTTGTACTGTGGACCATTATAGAACTTTTTAGTCTGCTCTGTCGATGTTTTATCATCAATTATACTATCGAAAACATCTACATGTTTTTTGTATTGCCTTTGTAGATAACTTTTTGAATCGGTAACAAGTGATACCGGTAAGTTCAAAAACTTTTTTACGTTTTTAGCACAAAAAATAGCGTGTTTAGCATAGTCAATATGAGAATTATTGTATGCAAAAAGTAGTATTCCGGAAGTCATTATGCAATCAAATCCTCAACTTTCCTTTTAGATTTAATTTTCGAGTATTCTTCATAATACTCTGTTGTTGCTTTTTGATGTTGTATTCTAATATCTAATAAAAATTTCTTTGTATCTACTTTCACTGGTAAATTATTATCATCTATTAGAACATAACTGTCATACTTTACCGCGTCTAGGAAAGAAATTAAGTCGGCAGTGATCGTAAATTTACCGCCATTAAAATAATAAACTAAGTTTTGTTGATAATTTTCCCATAACAATCTTTTTTGATTGTTTAGAGTAGTCATGTAATTACTAAATTCTAATGCTTTATCTAATCTTGAATCCATTATATATCTCCAATATGACTATAGTATATACTAAAACGGTCTATTTGTCAAGTTATATATGGATTAAACTAGTTCTGATGTATTTGAATATGATGGGGTTGTGACTTCAACATTAGATCCTGTTGCTCTTAATTGTTGAATTGTGCTTGTAATTGTACCAGTAACATCTTCATCTTCTGCTGGTCCTGCAGGGCCAATGCCACTAGTAACAGGTTGTTGATCACCTGCGTCATTATCTTCAAATCTTACTGAAAATTGTAAGACTTTAGGTTCACCGTCTACTACACTATATCTAGCTTGAATTTCGTATTCATTTTCTGCATAATTACCAGATCCAACTTTAGTAAAAATAGTTTGATATATTGCTGTTAAATCTGCATTGCCTATTGAAGTAGTTGTACCTGTTCCTGTACAAGTAGTATCTGTTCTTCCAAATTTAATTGTACCCATGTTAGATAACATATTAGTCCAATCTGTATTTTTAGAATAACTTGAGCCGCCTGCTCTACTAGCAGAAAATCTTATTTCTCCACCTGCATTGAAAAAGAATCGACGTTGATTTTCATCTGTAAAAGTAACATCAAAATCATGTGTAATTACTCCGTTCCATGCAGTTGTTCTAGTACTGCTTTCTGCGGACTCTACACTTGAATTTCCACTGTCTAACAATAATTTATTTGTTTCAATTAAAGCTACTGCTGTTTCATAATCGTTGAAGCCACCATCTGTAGATGTAAGTGTAGCAGTATCGTCTCCAGTTGCATCAGCACCTATTATTTTTCCAGTTGCAATAGCATCTACAGCACTATCTGATCCAGATTGATGATTATTTGCTTTGTCAACATCAGTCTTTAAGTTTATCATGTCAGTAGCTTGGACTATGTCAGTCACAGCTACTTGAGCACTAGCTAAGGTTTGTCCATAACCAGAGTCTCCTGACCCTGTTCCCATTATGTTTGAAACTCTACTCTGTAATGAATTAAACTGTGCCGCTGTAATGTTATCGCCGGTTGCTACTGCCATATTCTCATCCTTTAAGTACTACTTTTATTTAGCAATAATTAAACAGCTATTTCAACCATCTTGATTCCGGCATCATCACTGTCTTCTAAACTTTTACCTACGACACATAATGAATTTGGCATAGCACTATCTTCTTTTAATCCTGTTGCTGTGCCAGGAGTAGTTCCTGTTACAAGTATATCACCTTTTTTAACTGGTCCTTCTACTTTACAAGGGACTCTTCCTTTAAGTGCAATAGCTACTCCGTCTATCTCACTGTTCATTAAATGTGCAGGCTCCGTGGATACTACTCCTGCAAGTCTAGTATCGCAAAATCTAGCTGATTCTGTTACTTCTGCTTCACCGCCAAATATCAATACAGTACCTGGCTCATAATCTTTGTCAGCTCTATATTTTTCAGCTAAGTCAGCATATTGTGCTGAAGTTGCAGTACCAAATAATTTTCCTGCAAAAATGTCTCCGTTTCCGTCTCTAACAACAAGAGTGTTTGCCGCTTGAGCTACACTACCGCTTCTGTTATTTCCGCCTACGTCTAATGCTGTAGCTACAGTTGCAGTACCGCTAAATGTATTTGCATATATTGTTGAAAACTTGTTAGATACTCCGCCGATGTCAACTGTTTCATTTCCTGAATATGCTGATAGATTATTATAACCAGGCATGATTGCACCAGCTGTAAATCTTACAGGCATTTTCTGTGCTGAACTTGAATTGTTTACTTGTATAAAAATTTCTTGGCCCTGCTCATTTGCAATTAGGCCTTTATCATCACTTACAATTTTAATTTTTACGTCATTAGAATCACCTATTGATACACCACTATCACCAAATTCAACAAGATTAGTAAAGTTTGCGTTAAGTGTCTGTACATAATTTGAAGCCGCAATGCCTCCTAATTTATCTGAATTGGAAGCTGTACCATAAAATCTATGGCTACTTGTGGTTGCTCCTCCACTTGCATTCTGTGTATTTTTAAGTGTAATACCTTGTCGTACAACATCAAAACCTGGATATGAAGAAGCATCTGTTGTACCAATAGTAAACTGTACTGAACTAATTATGTGTACTACTTCGTCAGCAATTACTGACACAATTACAGCTCTATTAGTATCTGTGTCGTCTCTAATAACTCTACTTTGGAACTGTGTAACGGAATCCCCAACACCTTGTGGACCAACTAAAACAAATGTTGAACCATTGTAAGCGTATAACTGTTCATTGGTAGTATCCCACCAAAAATCTCCAGTGGACAAACCGGCTGGGGTTGTGCCGGATACTTCTGCTCCACCTGTAGTTCTCCATTTAGTTCCGTCATAAAATTTTAATTTACTGTTACCGCTATCAAACCAAACTTGACCGCTAAGTGCTTTAGGTGGCTGATTTGCACCTGAAAAATTCTCTAATAAGAATATAAAATTCTCGTTTTGTATTTCACCATAGCCAGCATAGTTTTTACCTACTAACTTTAAATCCGTAGTTTGGTCAATAGTACCGTCTTCTACTACTGCTAACTGGGTGGTATTATATCTGTTAATTGTATACGCCATTTTTTACCCCTGTTTATAAGTATATTTATCGCAAACTAATTAAATTGACGACCTACTAATAAACGTCCAATTGCCTCCTTGTTGCTGATATGTATATAAAAATCTTGTTGCTGTCAAATTAGCAACACCACTTGCTGTATTACTTGCTTGTATGTCTTGTACAACACTTTCTGTTCCTGTGCCAGCCGCATCACGCACAGATATAACTGATTTTTCCAAAACTCCAGTTGAATCAGGTGACTGACTTACAGTAATATTAATACCACTAACTACTGTATTACTATAAGACACAGTAACAATCTTTGCAAATGTGTTCACTTGAACTTGTCCTGCTGGTTTAAGTGCTTGAATTAATGCTCCTATGCTATTTGTAGGTCCGTTACTTGTATTAATATCATTAGGATCTGTTAAACCTGTAATGTCTAATGATAATAGAATATCTTGCGATGTAAGTTGTGTATCAACATAATTTTTAGTTGCGGCATCTTGTGCAGATGCTGGGTCAGCTACTCCGGTAATCTTTTGACTATCAATTGTAATGTCTCCGCCTGCTGTAATAGACAACCCGGTACCGTTAATTCTACTAATAGTACTTGAATCTATGCTGATATTATCAACGGTTAATTCTGTAAGCGTACCAACTCTAGTAACTCCCGTTGCTAACGTAACTGTTGCTCCTAGTTCTGTTTTGCTTAAAACATCTGTGCCGTCAAATTTTAAATTTGCAACTGGATTTTCTGGTGTACTTATTAAATTTAAATCTTGGTTGCTTGTCCAAGACTTTGTTGAGTTACTCCATGTAAAATCTTTAGACCCCTGTGAACTTCTTAGAATTATTCCTCCGTCATCTACTGCGGCATCGTTGCCTTCAGTACTATCGTCTAGTAATCCTAATTCTATATTTTTATCTTCAACTCTAAGAGTTGAAGCATTTATAAATGTGCTATCACCTTTTACAAGTAGACTACCTTGTACTGTAACGTCTCCATTTACATCTAATGTAGCAGTAGGTTGTGCTTTGAAAATACCTACTCTTGACACGTCAGCATCAATATATACAGCATTTAAAAAGCTACTTCCAGTTCTAACTCTTAAAGCTAAATCAGCATTACTTTGTTGTGTTTCTAAAGTAGTAGTACTTCCTGCAATTTTTAAGATTCCGAATTCAGTATCACCAACTCCTACACTCAAACCTGCACTGTTTTTAATTCTTAAACTTCCAGTTGTTACACCATTTGCATCTGTTGGTAAAAAGTTAGCCGCTGACTTTGTAGCACCTGTATCATCAAGTAAACCTTTAGCACTTGTTGCAACACCTCTCCACCAAAATCCTGAAGTACTTGTTTCTTGGTCCAAGTTTGCAATGTTAAAGCCTTTGTAAAGTCTTTGTCTTTTTGGTGTAAAAGTATCATTAGGATCTGCACTGAAACCCGGTATACTAAATGCTGTTGGAATAATAAATGTTTCTGGTGAAAAGACACCAAACAATGTGCCACCTATAAATAATTTTAGAATTGTACGTTGGACATCAGTAGTATCTAATTGGGAAGCAGTTTCAAATCCTGTTTTTCCTTGCCCTGCATCATAAGTAGGTCCGACTAAAACTAAATCAGTGCCGTCAAACAAATAAAGTTTATTTGCTAGACTATCAATCCAAATATCACCTGCTGTTAAATTACTTGGTTGCGAACTGCTTACAAAAGATCCTGATGATGATCTAAAAATTGTACCATCATATACTTTAAGTTTTTGATCTTGTTTATCATACCATAATTGTCCAACCATTGGATTTGTAGGTTGAGAAGTACTAGCAAAATTTTCTAAAAGTTTTACAAGATTTTCGTTGAAGTATTCTCCAAATCCTTTATAATTTTTGCCAATAAGAGTTATATCAGTAGTGGTAGTATCTATAATACCATCTGTTAAGTCTACTAACAGTTCGCCATCAGTTCTATTAATTCTATAACTCATCTACACTCCTGCATATATTATAAAGTTAAGAGCCATATATGGATTCATTACATTCATTGCTTGTCCTAATGTTTGTTGTGTTTCTATTCCACCACTATTAGGTAATGCTTGTCCTGCTCCTACACCAGTTGGTGCATCAAATATAATTGCTTCATTATCATTAGGTGTACCAGATACATCTCTTGTAATATAGTACTGATCACCACTATCACCTCTAAGATCATGTTTGTGTTCAGGTAAATTATTTACTTGGATATTAACATCTTCGCTTCCACCTTTAGCTCCTAAAACGTCTGCGGCTAAGTCAGTAACATTGTCTGCTCCTGTGCCGCCCATATCATCTTTACCAAGAGGAAATCTTCCCCTTAAATCTGGTACGCAAAAATATCCTGCTGTAGGATTAGCATTATAGGTATATCCAATAACATCAAATAACCGTGTGTATGTAGCAATAGCAAGTTCTTGCCCATAACATAATACCCATCCTAAAGGTGCGGCTGAGCCTGCATAAGGCGTAACAACTCCTACTGGAGTTACCGGTACCGCGGCTAATAAGTTTTGTCTGTTTATTTTTTTAAGTCCAGTATCACCGGTTATTCTATTAATTAAAAATTCATCATCACCTTGTGATTCTTGTACATTAGGTTTACTAGTAACAAAAGCATTACTAATACTTGTAGTAAATGTTTTCAAACTTCCGCCGGTTTGGCCGTCAAATACTAAATCTGCCGCACTAACATCTCCAGTAATTCTAAAAGTTGAAGAACTAGTTAATTTGTCTGCTGACCCTGCCCTACCACTTACAGTACCACTAACATTTCCTGTTAAGTTTCCTACAAAAGTAGTAGCGTACATATTTGCATATTTTAAAGTTGAAGAACCTACATCTCTTAAGTTGTTTTGTTCAGGAACAATATTTCTAGTTTGTACTGTTCCTAGTACATCTAAGTCTTGTCCAATGTTTAGGTTTTTACTTACACCTAAACCACCTGCTGTTGTAATTGCTCCTGTTCCAAAATTTGTGCTTTGAGTTGTATCAGTATTTTTGATAACTCCACTTGCTTTTATATTTCCTGTGACATCTAATGCTTCTTCAGGAGCAACATTATTAATTCCTATTTTTAAATTACTGTCAACTCTTAATGCTGTTTTTAGTATGCCATCATTTTTAACTTTTACATCAATACTTGAACCTGCAATATTATGTTGAATTATTCCTGCGTTACCTTCAACACCTATATTCAATTCACTGTTAATTCCGTAGTTTATTCCACTATTGTTTTGCACATTGATAGGAAATGATGTTGTACTTGCTACATCACCTCTTAAAAAATTTCCTGCCGCTACAGTTGTATTTTGTACTATAAGACTTTCAGCTTTCTCTGCTGTACCAATGTATTTAGGTACACCATCTCCTGTCAGGTTAAATGTAGAAAGATTTAAACCAGGTACAATAGTTGAAAAACCTTGTATAGTAACTTTTGGTGTGAAACTATCATTTGCTATAATAGCAACCGGTTGGGCCGCAACTTCTATTTTTAAAATATTATATGTTAAATCATCTGTACCCACTACAGTGCTAGGTGTTGCACCAGTAACTAATCCATCACTAAAGTTTGGTCCTACTAATACCCAACCACTTCCTGTATACAAATAAAGTTGTTGATTGTCTGTATCTACCCATAAATCGCCAAGTAAACTTTGTCCAGCTTGAGGTTCAGTAGTAGCTTTTTTTAATCCTCCTGATGGTACCCAATTAGTTCCGTCAAACACCTTTAGTTGTTCAACACCAGGAGTGCTATCATACCAAAGCTGTCCTTCAACAGGTGTAGAAGGTTGAGTTGGACTTGCAAAATTTTCTAGTAAATGTAAAAAATTTTCTGCAATAGCTGTACCATATGCTGTAGTATTTCTACCAGGTAATTTCAAAGATGTGCTTTGATTTATTGAACCGTCTTCAATAGTTATTGTACCTTTGTTTGCTTGGTCTGTATATGGAATGGTGTATGCCATCTATTATTCCTCAGCTAGTCCAGAAAGACTTTGTACTCTAACTGTGTAATCTATTTGTATTAATCTATTCAAACTTTTTTGTACAGGGTGAAAAATTACATGTGTAATTAAATTGCCTGGTCCATCTGGATTCCAACTTTTTAGTCCTAATTCATCAAATACATATAAACTAGAAGCATCAGTAGCAGTATCAAAAGCATCCTGTCCCGAAGGTTCACCGTAATCTAAAAGACAAGTAACCAGTACATCAGTATAATTTGTTCCGCTTACATGCCTAGTTTCAAGTTTGTTTCTCACAGGATCAACATTATTGATACTTCTATCGTCTACTACTTTAGTATATGTTTGATTATATAAACTTGCATTTGTTCCTGTATTATTTGGAGTCAAATATGTAATAATACCAGTAGGGTCAACACTTGTACCACCGTTTCCGAAACTCATTTCGTAAATCCAGCCTTTGCCTGCATTTGATAAACTTTCTGCTAAAGCTATACTCATATTCTCATAATGAATAGCATTACGTTTATCCACGAAGACTTTTTGACTTTCTGGGTCGAAAATCTTAATATGTCCTTGAACTAATATTCCACTTTTATCTTTTAATGTATCGGTCATTTGTCATCCTACTGTGTTATTTATCTTGGTAAGTCAACCTTGGTAGATCGCAAGAATCTAGCAATATCGGTATCGCTATTGCTTAGTGTCTTTCCTGTATCATTCCAAATCTTTCCTTGTCTCCTTATAACTATAATTTTCTGATTTTCTAATGGTAAATCAAGTAAAACCAACTCATTACTGCTTTGTAAACTAAACTCTGCTGGTAATGTTATATCACCTTCCGGTGAATCTTGTGCTATTAAATCAGTGTTTGTACCATATGTAGTCCTTAAATTAGTATCTAACTGGTAAGATTGTAAAGTATTTTTGCGTAAGCGTCTTCCTGCAACAAAAACTTCAAATTCATTAACATTTGTTGGAGTAAAATCTAATTCATATGTTTTTGTTGTACCATCTGCTGTAAATATGGTTGTCAAAGTTTCATCTTTATATGGCAAACTCTTTGCCGCATTTTGATCATAAACTTCTGTTCCTTCACTATAAACATTTTTTACTCCAGTACCTAAAGTTCCTCTTCTTAAATTCTTGAGATACTGTCCGTCTTTTTTCAAGTATTCTATACGTTCTCCTTCAACGAAAATCACGCCAGGATTTTTACTATTAGGCGACGGAGCAGGTAATGTTTCGCCATTCTCTACATAAATCTCTCTATCATACCAATTTAAATTTTGCAATAATCTAATATTTTTAGTGCCGTCTAACACTTTATAATGGTTTCTGTTCAATATATCTTTAAACTGTCTCCAACCAAATTTGTTTCTTAGCAGGTTATTAGCATAATGTATTGTTTCTACATTATCGTTTTCATTTAAACCTTGTAAAAGTTTTATATTCATTTTATCTGAAGTCACAACATAATCAACAGATGGATTTAATATTTCGCCATTTACTATTACCCAAACATATTGATCATCAACAGCAGGATATCTCAAAGGAACTATACCTGCTCGTAGCTGTCTTAATTCATACCAACCAGGAGTACTTGCATCTGGTATTATTTCTGCATTTAGTTGTTCTATTCTTAGGATATCTTCTGGGAAAGTTACAATACCTAAATCATCTAATCCTAAACTTGTCTGTCCTGTACCAGTCACTGTTTGCACATATGCGTCTGTATTAGATACAGGTTCTCCAGTACCAAAGTTAGGATCATCAATTCTAACATTGTTTAAGAAAATTGCATACCTTTCTCCGGCAAGCAAAGGCACTGGCAAATCAATTTTATCTGTACTTCCATCTAATTGGAATGTTTGTGTGCCTTCTTTGAAACCTGGAAGCAATTCAGTTCTTTCAACTATATCATAACTCTGCCTATCTAATCCTTGACTATCGTGGTTACTAAATTGCCATACAGTAATTTTATCACCGATTTGATAATTTGTATTAATATATAATTCGCCAGGTTTTTTAACAAAATTTCCATTTACATCAAAATAACCATATCTGTAATCACCTCCAGATAATGTGCTATCATCCCAACCATTTACAAACACCCTCAACTTATCACCTTCAACACCAACATCATCAGCTAATAAAATTGCACTTCCGCTTTGTTGG